AGGTAGTCTGCTGCGTTACCCAAGGACGAAGCAGTGTTAGAAAGTTCAACATAACCGTAACGGGTTAGGAAGCTAACTACTGGCTCGAATGTGCTTGGGTCCAGTACTACACCGCTGGACATTAGCGGAATGTATGGACAGTAGAACGCTGCTGCGTCAGATTCGCTAGAACCTTTATAACCAACTAGTACTGCTGCACCGTCGGATGCGTAGGTGTTCACGTAAACCTTCATAGCATTGTTAAGAGTACCAACCATCTTAGTGTTAGTTGGTGCTTCGAAAGTACCTTCAGTTGTACGAGCGAACGCAGAAGTAGTTGCGGACTGAAGAATTGTAAGTGCTAGTGGACTTACAACTGCCCAGTTACCAGCGCCACGACGTGTACGCTGAGCAATTAGGTTGCTTGCTCTGTTGATCTGAACAGCAAGTGCTGCGTGCTCATCACCAACGAAAGTAGCTGTACCAGATACTGCTGCTTGATCGTATGTTTCAACTGCTGTACCAGCTAGAGTGTCTAGGCTGGATAGTACTTCTTGGTCGATTTCAGCAGTAATCTCTTGTGCCAAAGCAGCCATAATTTCTGCTTCGATGTCGATGCCATGCTGCGACTGTGCGTCTTGCGCACCTTCGAACGTCCAGCGAGCGGATAGCTTGCGGGATTTAGCTTCAACAGTCTGCTTCAAGATCTGAATGCTTAGACGGTTACCAGCGGAGCCTTCAAGTGCTGCTGTGCTATCTGCTTTAGCAGTAGTAGCGTTACCGGAGTAAGCTTCAGCAATCTTGAATGGGCTAAGTGCTTCTTCACCAGCTACTGCACCAGCAGCGCCAGCACCAGCAGTGTCGCTGTAGCGAACACGTAGGGTGTGAATCTGACCAACTGGACCAGTCATTGGCTGTACGCCGACTAGTTCGTTAGCAATTACTGTTGGCATAACACGTCTGATTACAGGAAGAATCACACGGTTAAGGGTTGCAACGTTACCAGCAGATGTAGCGCCAGCTGTTGCACTCTCTGAAAGATACTTGCGAGTATTTTCAAGAGTTGCTTCCATTACGGACTTCTTGTTGCCTGCTAGGCCTTCAAGTAACGCCACTTTAGTGTCGTTCCAACGTCCTTCTAGTAGTTCTGACATTTTTGGTCTCTCCTTATTTTAAGCCTGCAAGACGCTTGAGATCAACTACGTTGCCCTCTGCCTCTGCTGTAGAACTGTTATTAATTATCTTATTGCCTGTTATTTCTGTGCCTTCGTTAATCTGTGCCTTTTTACCAGCTGCAGGCTTAGGAGTGTCCCCTTCAATCACCGCAGGTAAGTATTTGTTAAACGCTGTCTCGAGCTTGTTAGTTTGAACGCTTTCTAGTAAATCGTTCATGATCTCTTTCTGCTTCACGTTAAGTGGAGCTAGAAGACCATCAACCTTGTCCTTACGTTCCATGCTCTCTTTCAGAAGCTTGATTTCAGTATTCTTGCTTTCTGATAGTTTTTTGGCAACAGCAACCGCCTTCGCCGCCTCTTTAAGCTTTGCGTCTTTTTCAGACACAACGTTTAAGAGTCTTGCTGTTTCGGACTTCTTGTTTAAGTGACTTCCAACATATTCTTGCTGGTAGGATTCAAACAATCTACGCCCAAAATCATTTTCACGTGCAATTGTGATATCTTCTTTAAGTTGCGATAGTTCGCTCTTAAGTGATTCACTTACAACTCTGTTAACAAGTTGCGCACTGTTCTTGACAAAGTCTTTCTTTACTTCGTCAAATGCGTTTCTTGATTCACGCATTAGTCTAACCTTAGTTTCAGCTAGATCTTTCTTATCGCTATAGAATTCCGAAATCTCTTTAGTAAGAGCTTCGATAACAAATTCTTCTAACTTTTCAAATTTAGCTGCTACTGATTTTTGATCTTCATGTAGTTCAGAAACTTCTGTGCCTAGCTGCTCCATTACAAAACCTTCAAGCTTATCAGCATTTTCACGCATAGCTACAGCATACTTTGCTTTAGCTTCTGCTAGTTGCTTACGATCTTCTTGGAATTCTGCAATTTCTTCAGCAAGCGACTCACCAAGCATAGTATCAATGGACTCAACCATTGTTTGCTTGTCGTGCTCGTATTTGCGTGCGAATTCTTCACGTAGCTCAGCAGTTGCCTGCATCTTGTTTTCGTGAAGCTTCTTTTCCCACGCTTCTTCGATGTCTGCACGGATTTCTTCCGATATTACATTACCTTCAAATAATGTTTTTAGTGCATCCAACATATTATTCTCCTGTTATTGGAGACCGTTGATTATGTTAACCAACGATTCTTTTAGATATTTTTGTGCCTTTGTGTCGCTAACGACGTCTTTGCCTAGTTGTATTGCCTTATATCCGCCTTTGGTATTCATTAGGTGTTCGTAAATAGCATTTGGGTAAGCGCTCGGCGCACTTGGTTGTGCTACAATGTCAACGGTTACAATTTCAAAATCGCTTACGTTGCCACTACCGTCTTCACTTACGTTACCAGAACCTCTACTGGAAACACCTAACTTAACACCGCTTTCGAGCATAGTCTTAACTAGGTGGCCCATTGGTGTAGGCAAGATTTTCAACTTGCCTAACCCTTTTGAGTCTTCACACCACATAGTTTCGATCATGTGTGACACACGATCGAGGTTGATGTTAAGACCTTCAGGATGATCAACTTCACCGAGTACCGAATAGCCGCCTTTGATCTGTTCATTGATAGATTCGACAGCTTTTTGAATTTCATTCACAGGGTAAACACGTTGGTTAGCGTTCTTAACGCCACCTTCGATAAAAATTCCTTTCATGAACAAATCCTTGCCTTCATTAGTAGACTCGACAACTATCTTGGCCTCGTCAAATGTTAGGTTTTCTCTTAAGTTGATCATCCTGATTCCTTTACTTTGCTGGCTTTAAAAACTGCTTTGCTGTGCCTTCGCCTTCAGCTTTGCCGCTTTTCTTTTCAGCGCCGTGACCTTTTGCTACCTTGTTAAGTTTACTAGCGCCTTTGCTACCCGGAACGTTTACGTTGCCAGACTTTAGGTCACCCTTAACTTTGCCGCCAGTACCTTTAGCATTAGCAGTAGCACCTTGATTTAGATTGCCAGCGCCGTTACCGCCTTTAAGTTCTGGGTTTTTACCGTTACCAGCTACTGGAGACTTACCGTCGCCGTTGTCGCCTTTGCCTGGCTTGTCGTTTTCAGCAGTTTCTGGCTGTGTGTACTCGTCAAGCTTCTTAAGGTAAGATGCCATCATTTCGGACTCGTTCTTAGGCTCATCGTCTTCGTCGTCTTCGTCTTCTTCTTCAGCTTCGTTAAAATCAAAAGATTCTTCAACGTCGTCGTCGTCTTCGTCTGCTTCAACGTCAGATTCTAGATCGTCAGTTTCGTCGCCGCCTAAGTCTTCGTCTTCCATGTCCATTTCTGGACCTTCCATGTCGTCATCTTCGCCTTCTTGATCAGCAAAAAGTTCGTCCATCTCAGCTTTTAAGCTATCAAGCATGCCTTCGAGATCGTCAACACGATCTTCTAGCTCACCTTCGCCTTCTTCGCCCATGTCATCGTCCATGTCATCCATTTCCATGTCGTCATCATCGCCCATGTCCATGTCCATTTCCATGTCCATTTCTGGACCTTCCATGTCGTCGTCACCTTCTTCTAGATCAAAGTCTTCTTCAATGTCAAAGTCTTCTTCTAGATCAAAATCTTCGTCCATGTCTTCAGCATCGTCATCTGCTTCGTCGTACATGTCGCCTTCAAGTAGGCTTTCGTAAATACTTCTAGACTTGTCTACTACGATCTCGTGGAAAAGATCTTTTGCGCCTTGAGTGTCTTCGTTAACTAGACGCTCAAGCATTTCTTCGAACTTATTGCGTTCCATTGTATATCCTTTCTAATACATAATTTATTTACAAACAAGAAAAGATACCTTCACCTAATAAAGGAACCTAAACTGTGAATG